CGGCGGAGGTAGTGATATTTTGTAACCAATTCGATTGCTTTGGATTTGTCTATCTCTATGAAGTGGAGCGAGGAGGTCGGTGTCGAACCGCCGTCTGACGACTGGGAAGTCGTCCGTCCTACCGTTGAACTATCCCCGCATTCTAAGGATTTGTTAATCACTCTCCTATGATACCCAGAATGTGGAAGATGTTCCTAGAAAAACAATGCGGGCGCGGCGAGACCACCAGAAGTGTGATTATAGAGGGAAGGCCGGGTTGGGTTGAAAACAACGCGACGCTGAAGCGAATCGGCTACGCTCCGAGGGCGGAAAAGAAGACGGGACGCTGCAAGGGGAAGACCCGGCTGATGCTAGCGGCATGAAAACACGGTATTTAGCCTCTAGCCTTTTTCGCCCCCAGCGTGGTATAATGCAGGCGAGGCAAAAACAATGACAAAGCAGGATGCGGTCGAGGGAACGAGGGTGGTGGCGGTCGGGCGACGGTACAAGGAATACGGCGCGGGGAGCATAGACGGCCTTCTGCCAGATGAAGGCAACTTCGTCCACGTCCAATTCGACAGCGGCAAAGCTTTCAAGTTCCCCATCGAACAACTGGCGGAAATAGAGCCGCCGAAGCCCACCCGCATCGAAAAGTATTACGCTCAGGTCGAAGCAGTCCGTGTAGCGCCCATTTCCTACTACGTAGCGGGCTGGCTCGTCGGGCACCGCACCGACTGGGCGGCCTCGGCACCCGAAGGCGAGCAGACGAGCGCAGCGATCGACGAACTCGTGGCCGTCGGCATGTGGGAGGGTCAGCCCGACATCACCCACGGCGAGAATCTGGCCGTAGGGCGCTGCTACTCGGCTACCACCGAGGACTTCGGGAGCTGCGTGGCGGACAGCCTAGCGGCGGCCACCACGGTCGCGGCACCGCTCCGTGGTCTCGGGGCTACTACTCGCGCCCTGAATGCGAAGCAATTCTATCTCGACTTCCTCGGCGGCGACTTGAATTTCAAGCGATCGAAGGTTCAGGACGCGGCCCACATCCTGTCCCGCGTCCCCGCTATATTCCGTCCCGTCTTTGAGCAGGGGATGCGCGGTGAGAAAATCTAGTTGGCATCAACGGCGGCGATTCTGCCGCCGACCCATCTCATGACGGGGACGGCCATGCTGTTCCCGAGCGCCGCGAATCTCGGCGCGTCCGGGCACTCCTCAGCGCCCTTGTCCTTCCAGGGTACCCGCGTGTAGCCGTCGGGGAATCCCATGAGTCGCTCCCCTTCGATCGGCGTGATGCGTCTGAGTCGCCCGCCCGTCATGACGGCGGGGACCTGGTTCTTTATCACCGTGCTGCATATCTCCGTGTCGGCGCGGTCTATGCCGAAACCGATCTGCCATGCGAAGGCTAGGGTGTTGTCCCAACCGGGCCGAGGTTGGGCAGGGATTCCCGCACCTGCTCCAGCGTTTCCCCCGCCGCCGTCTCCAGCGCCGCTCTGAATTCCGGCGGTTCCAGCGCCTTGCCGTACTGCGCCGCTCTTTTCAGGACCCCCCGGCATGCCACCTTGCTCAAATAGGACCGCTGAGGGACGCTGCCAGTCCCCTCCAGAATGCCCGACAACGAAGACTCTACGGCGTCGCTGGGGCACTCCGAAGTATTCAGCGTCAAGAACTCTGTAGGCGAACCCGTACCCGAGCTTCGCCAGCCCCCCGAGGAGGGAGCCAAAGTCCCGTCCTCCTGCACTGTGCAGGACGCCAGGGACGTTTTCCCAGACCAGCCACCGGGGCCGCTGGCGATCGGCGATTGACAGATAGGTGAGCATGAGGTTGCCGCGAGGGTCGTCAAGGCCGCCTCTGAGCCCGGCGATGGAGAAGGGCTGACAGGGTGTTCCGCCGACGAGGATGTCGATGTTTCCATTGGGCCACTCCTTGAAATTGGTCATGTCACCGAGGTTTGGGACGGACGGGTAGCGGTGCTGAAGCACGGCGTTCGGGAAGGGTTCAATCTCCGAGAACCACGCGGGTTCCCAACCAAGCTGGTCCCACGCGACCGTGGCCGCTTCTATCCCTGAACATACGGAACCGTATCGCATGGTGTATAATACTGCAAGCACTGGAACATCATCCGGAAAACCCTGTGTTTGCGGAAAACATCAAAGGATGGTATTATGTCTATGGGAGGATTTGGACAAGTCTAAATCTGCTACGGCCATGCCGTGCCAAGTCGAACCGTTCTTTTCGAAAGTCCTTCGCGAGAAAAGAATGAGCGGTGCAACGAACCCAAATCCATCCCTCCAATTTTAAGGGTGCTCAATGATGATACCAGCAAACGTGTTTATCGTGTTCATGCTCTTGTGCATCGTTCTCCTCTACGCGCTAACCCCCGACGCCCGCATCACGCGAGCCGTCAAGGCCCTTTTCGACAAGCGCCGCTGGGCTTCGTGGATGCACCCCGAACAGAACCTCAACTTTCTCATCCACGACATCGGCACATGGACGAAGGGCGCGTTCGCCGACTCCGGAGGGCACGGCGCTGCGATGCACCTGAAGAAGGAAGCGGACGAGCTTCTGGAAGCCGTAGATGCGTACATTGAATACAAGGCGAATGTGAAGCCAGGAGAGCGTCCGGTTGATTTGAATCACTTCCTAGATGAGCTTGGCTACGAAATGGCCGACATCGGCATCCTGCTGTTTGACATCGCGTTCATGCAGGAAGTGGACCTCACCGACTACCTTCTCCGCAAGCACAAGATCAACACGGGGCGGAAGTGGTCTCCCCCAGATGAGCACGGTGTCCAGCATCATATTGAAGAGCCAAAGGGCACGTGCATCTGTGGAAAACCGATCCACAAGAATGAGAACCACCATCCTCAGGTGAAATTTGAACAAGTCGACCCCGGACCAGATCAAGGCGGCGGCTTCAAATTCGATGAAAAGACCCGAATGTGGCGCGAAGACGGCAGCCTCATCAAAGGCGAAGACATTAAGCACTTACCTATTTCAACGATGGTTGAACCCCCTAAAAGCACTATCTTCGAGCGAGCGCTTCGCCGCACGGCCAACGAGAGCCCCAAGATAGAAATCAAGCCTTTCGACTACCTCGACAGCCTGACAACGGATCAATCCGATGCCGTCCAGGCAGTGCCTGATCCAGTAGTCGAACGTGTCGTGGGGAAGTTCGTCGCCGAACAGGCGGACGAAAGCGATTTGCTATGAGCAAGGCGCGGGCTGAGTTGACGCTTGAGCAAGTCCAGAACCTCTTGTCTGGACGCCCGATCACCATACGGGTGCCGCAGCAACGCATCGCTGCGGCGTTCGCCGTGGCGCAGCCTACGGGGAAGGCCGATGTGACGCACATCGTGCCTGAGATCGAGGTTGAAATCACCCGGGAACCGCTCCACGGCAAGGTCATCACCTGCACCGTCACCAACATCCGCCGCGCCACCCGCATCGACCGTGTTTTCAACCACTTTTGCGACTTATTCAGAAGATTTGACAAATGGTTTGATGATTTTGATGACTTTACGGACTTCGGCTCCCGAAAGTAGGGGAGCTTGAGTCCTGATGCGGTATGTAACCCTATCGACGGAAGAGCTCGAACACCTTCGGGACGGCCTGAAGGTCATCGAGTCATTGAACGAGTACGGAGAGCCCGTGATCGAACTCTGGCTCTTCGCCCTCACGGATAACTTGAACGCCATGGATGCCGTCAAGGAATCCATCGCGTACTGGTCCGATGCCCCCGAAGAGGAAGTCGATGTAGCCGAGGCGGTGATCATCATCCCGTGCTCGACCGACACGCTCTACTACCTCACGGGCTCCGGCCTGATCCTCCGCAAGGAGGAGGCGGTCTACGCGGGCGGGTCCGAGGGACCGAGAAACGTGACGTTGCACAGCAGCGGCATCAAGGTCACGATACAGCATTTCAAGAAGATCGCGGTCGCCCGCGACGACTACGGGGCCGACGAGTTTCTGAAGCAGTACGGGACGAAGACGCAGGCGGCTCCGCAGGAAGTGAAAAGAACGGAACCATCCACCACCCCAACCCCGGGAACCAATCGGGCAACGGGTGAACTGATGCCGATGAAGGAATCGTCAGAGGACATCAATTCGGTGCTTGACCAATGGCTATAACGACCACATCGCTGATTCAGGTCTTCGACCGACACATCGGACCCCCCGCCGACACGTTCCCGATCAAGCCGGTAGCTTGGAAGCAGAGCTACATCAAGGTTTGCTTCTCCTACCTGACCAACGAACCCAAGCACTATCGCAGCTACCAGCTAGCCACCATGTACGGACTCCGTGGCCCATTCGTCGAAAGTGTCTATGCATTGGTTCCACGGAAGAGCATCGTCAGACTCGAATTGATTTCGTTTCACCCCGCGTTCATCCGCCTTAAGACCGAGGGCATAATCAGCCGCACGGCCCGCCTCATCGGATACACTCTTGCCGACGAAGACAATTCCACTCTTGCTTACCCAATCAAGTTGTAGTATTCTGACTGTATGAAAATTCCTAAGCTTCCCTTCTCGTGGTGGTTTTTGATAGCATTTAGCCCGTTGCCGGGATTGTTCCTTCTCACGCTGCCGTGGTGGGGTATTCAAGCCAACAACGCCAATGGACGCTCTGCTCAGGTCGCTATAGGGATTGGGATGCTCATCTGGGTGCCAGCGCAGGTCGCATACGGCGTATACCGTCACATCAAGTTCCAGGGGGTGATCGATGCCATCCGGGCGCGTGGGGCCATAGCCCGCTCCATCATCGGGGGGGATTGGGCACGCAAGCCGGAGACGCAGGTCACCTTCCATTACCTGGACGGCAAGATCGTCATGGAAGAGTCCCGTGAATCGGCATTCGATGACGATGGTGGACACCCCAAATCCGACGACCTGTTTGCCCGGATGCAGGAGCCGGGTCAACGGGAAAAGATGCAGGCGGCGTTCGAAGCCACCCACGATGAACTGGGGAAGGCAGCCGTCAAAGCGGCAAATGAAAGACTACAGCCCTCTTCTAGTGAGGGTTCCGATGAAACACGTCCTGCTAAATAAAGCCTCCGCCATCAATAAGGTGGCCTACGTGTCCCACGTTCCAGGGCACACCAACTCGAAAGGCGAATCCGCCCCATGGGTCGTCAAGCAGCACAATACCGATAAAATTCTGGAATCCTTCAAGTCCGAGTCCGCCGCGAAGGAAGGACTCAAGAACATGGAATCCCACAAGGGTTCCGTCAAGAAACGCAGCTTCGGGTACTACAATTTTTCCTGGCAGGGCAACGACGCCCTCCTGTGCGGCCCGAACGGGGACACCATCCTGCTTTCCGGCAAGTCCGCCCGCGAATTCCAGGACGAGCTTGAGCACATCGAGGAAGTCACCCCGAGCAGCGAAGCGCTCGAACAAGCCGTCAACGAGTACATCTCCGGTTACTTCTCCGATCAGCAGGAACCCACCGAAGAAGAAGTTGCACACGCCTAGCATACCTGCTATACTCCAAGCATGTCATCCCAACTCCTCAAAGATATGTGCGTGGTCGTGACCGGCGAATTCGGCGAACCGCGTGGAAGCATCGCCAAGAAGCTCGTATCCCTCGGTGCCAAGTTTACGACGAGCATATCCCACAAGACGAACCTGCTCCTCGTCGGACAAGCCCCTGGCGAAGCCAAGATCAAGCAGGCGCGAGAAATGGGCGGTATAGCCATCCGCGACGCCGCATGGTTGAAGAACGTCTTCGAGAAGAACGGCCTCACGCTCCGGGAATCGGCGCTGAAAATAGAAGACCTATGACAGTCTACGGAAGCGATTTCAGCCGCCGCCGCAAGGCGTCCGCCGAGAAGCTGGTGGACGCCCTCCTGATCAACATGGCGCTCCGCTTCGGCTTCGACGAGGTCTGGGACCAAATGGACGACTCGGCACATGCGGATATGCGTGCCGACTGGATTGAGCTTGCAAACGATATGCTTTCAACCAAGTGACTGAAGCCCAGTATTAGCACCCCAAAACCTAAGAACCCGTGGTATCATAGCGTATGCCAAACATAACCCTTCTCAACGGGGAGTGCCTCGACCTGATGGCAAACCTCCTCTCGCCTCCGTATTTCCCGCTGGTCGACATGGTGATGTGCGACCTCCCCTACGGGGTGACCGCCCGCAACCCCTGGGACGCCGTGATACCGTTTAAACCGCTCTGGGAGGCCTACGGGCGCATCGTCAAGAAAAACGGGGCCATGGTGTTCACCGCCATCCAGCCGTTCGCCTCCGCCCTCGTGATGTCCAAGCCCGAATGGTTCAAATACGAGTGGATCTGGGAGAAGACCAAGACCACGAACTTCCTCAACGCCAAGAAGCAGCCGTTGCGGAACCACGAGCAGGTCCTCGTGTTCTACCGAGAGCAATGCACGTACATCCCACAAGGCGTCGAGGCGTGCAATATCGAGTGCGACCGTGGATCGGAGGAGGGCACTGGCACCAACTACGGTAAGGCCAACCCCAGGTACACCCAGACGACCACGAATTACCCCCGATCCATCTTGAAGTTCGCTAGCGAGGGAAAGCCCGTCCACCCGACCCAAAAGCCCCTGGCGTTGATGGAATACATGATTCTCACCTACACGAACCCGGGCGAGACCGTGCTTGACAACACCATGGGGAGCGGCACCACGGGGGTCGCATGCGTGAACACAGGGCGTTCCTTCATCGGCATAGAAGAGGACCCAACTTATTTCAAACTTGCCAAGAACCGCATCGAGGAAGCCAGTATTATACTAGCATGAGATACGGATCGGTCTGCAGCGGCATAGAAGCGGCAACGATGGCATGGCACCCGCTTGGGTGGCAACCTGCATGGTTCTCCGAAATAGAGCCGTTCCCTAGCGCCGTCCTGGCGCATCATTATCCCGACATCCCGAACTTAGGAGACATGACAAAACTACATGACAACCCAACCTTCACTGACAGACCAATCGACCTCCTCGTCGGGGGCACCCCCTGCCAATCCTTCTCCCAAGCCGGGAAGCGACTTGGACTGGATGATCCTCGTGGCAACCTGGCCCTCGAATTCCTCAGACTTGCTAAAATCAAGCAACCCCGGTGGCTGGTCTGGGAAAACGTCCCCGGTGTCCTGTCGCATGACGGAGGACGGACTCTTGGAATCATCCTCGGGACGCTGGGGGAACTCGGGTATGGGTTCGCCTACAGAGTTCT